AAGTAACAGAAGCTACAGGAATAAAAAAGCTAGTTAAGTTTATAGCTGGTGACGACTGCGGATGCGACGACAGAAAGGAGAAACTCAATAAGATATTCCCTTATAACAAACCTGAGTGCTTAGAAGAGAATGAATACAACTATCTATCAGACTTCTTTAGCAAGCCTAAGACAATGATTAAACCCGACGAACAGAAGGAACTCGTAAAAATATATAACAGAGTTCTACACTACGACTTTAAGCCTACAAGCTGCGGAAGCTGTTTTAGAGGGGTACTAAACAAACTACAAACTCTTTTTAATCAATACCAATGATGTATTATTACATAAAGTTCAACAAGTCAGTAGGAGACATGGACTTAATGCGAGAGGTAATAGAACACGTAAAACACGGACAGTATATAATTGACTTTGTAGAACACTTAGAAGACGACCTAGACGTGGAAATAATAGACATAGATAGAGAGCAGTTCGATATGCTTTTAAATATGAATTGAAAGTTAAAATAACACAAAATAACATGCCATTTAAGAAAGGAAACAAGGAGGGTAATGGTAGACCTAAGGGAGCAGAAAATAAGCTCACTAAAGAAGCGAGAGAGATATTTATAGAAACTTTAGAGGGGCAAGTGCCTAACATAGAGGATGCGTTCAAAAAAGTACTAAAGGAAAGCCCTAGTAAGTACTTAGAGTTATTCGCTAAGTATGCTCAGTACTTCGTGCCTAAGAAAACAGAAAACGAGGTAAAAGGGGAACTAACTACTAACTTTGATTTTAACGACGCTATCAAACGCCTAAGAGGTGATAAATAAAAAATACTTAGTCTTAGATAGTGATAGCCGTTACTATATTGTAACAGGTGGACGTGGCTCGGGTAAGTCTTACGCTATTTCTACGTTACTATGTTTATTAACTCAACAGGTAGGGCATGTTATTCTTTTTACTCGTTATACTTTGCGTTCAGCTGGCGTATCTATTATTCCCGAGTTCTTGGAAAAAATAGAGTTTTTAGGAATGGAAGACGTTTTTCATATAACAAAAGACGAAATAATTAATAAGCAGTCGGGAAGCCGTATATTATTCAGAGGTATTAAGACCTCAAGCGGAGACCAAACAGCTAACCTCAAATCTTTGCAAGGGGTGACAACTTGGGTACTTGATGAAGCAGAAGAGCTAACCGATGAGGAGACCTTCGATAAGATAGATTTATCAGTAAGGGCGAAAGGAATACAGAACAGGGTGATATTAATAATGAATCCTAGCACAAAGGAGCATTGGATATATAACCGATTCTTTGAAGTAAGAGGAATACAGGAAGGGAGCAACGTCACAAAGGGGGACACTACTTACATACACACAACCTATTTAGAAAACTTAGACAATCTCAGCGAAAGTTATATTAATCAAATAGAGAACATCCGCACACGAAGACCTGAGAAGTTTAAGCATCAAATACTAGGAGGTTGGCTTGACAAAGCAGAGGGCGTTATATTTAGCAACTGGACGATAGGCAATTTTCAACAGGTAGCACCGAGCGTATTTGGGCAAGACTTCGGCTTTAGTGCAGACCCGACTACTTTAGTAGAGACAAGCATAGACAAGGCAAACAAGAAAATATACATAAAACTTCATTACTATAAGCAAGCGTTAACGACTTCGCAAATAGCAGAACTAAACAAACGATTTGCGGGAAGCAGTCTAATAGTAGCAGATTCAGCAGAGCCTAGGTTAATAAGCGAGCTAAGCGTAAGTAATAACATAGTGCCTACAATTAAGGGGCAAGGCTCAGTAACTTACGGTATAGCATTGCTTCAAGACTTCGATTTAATTATAGATGAGGGCAGTACCGACTTAATCAAGGAACTCAACAACTACTGCTGGCTAGAAAAGAAAAGCAGCACGCCTGTAGATAAATACAACCATGCTATAGACGCACTACGCTACGCGGTAAGCTATCAACTAGAGAACCCGACAAGGGGAGAATATCATATAAGGTAGGTCAACTTAAGAAATGGGAGGGGAATAATGTTAAGTGCATAGCAGCTAAGTTAACTAGCTACCCCTCTCACTACCGACTTAATACAAAAACACAATTAAACGTATATAAATTATGAAAGTTAAGATACAACTTCCTGAGAGCTTGCGAGAGATAACGCTTGCACAATACCAGCACTTTTTAGAACGTGCGAAAGGTTTAGAAGAGAACGAGCTAAAGGCGTTAATGATTGAATGCTTTTGTTTGATACCAGCAGACAAAGTAAAGCTGATAGAACGTGCTTCTGTAGAGGAGGTATGCTTACACCTAGACAACTTATTTATTCAAGAGAAAAGTCTAGTAAACAAGTTCGAGTTAAAAGGGTTTAAGTTTGGTTTTGTACCTGACTTAGACGCTATGACTTTCGGGGAGTACGTGGACTTGGATAAGTACATAGGAGACTGGGGTAATATGCATAGAGCAATGGCTGTACTATTCAGACCTATAGGAACGGAGATAAAGGAGGAATACACTATTGTTCAATACGAGGGGACGGATGAATACGCGGAACTAATGAAGCTCATGCCTTTAGATATAGTGTTGGGCGCACAGGTTTTTTTTTGGAATTTAGGAAGCGAGTTACTAGCAGCTTTACCGAATTATTTAGAGAAGGAGGGGAGGGCGATTATTCAACTAGGGCGCAGTTCGGGAGAAAATGGGGATGGTATAGCTCAATCTATCAACTCGCTAGAGGAGATGTTAGGAACTTTGAATCAGTCACTAAACTCCGACTTTCAACAGCTCTTACCTACCTCACTTTTGAAAGCGAGAAAAACAGAATAGAAACAAACGAGATAAAGAAACAGTTTAAAAGATGACAGCATACTACGACATACTAACAACTATTAAGGCGCAGCTAGACGCTGATGTATTCGTTAACACGGTAACTCAGGGAGATATATTTGACGTTGACTTAAGCAAGCAGACTATTTTTCCTTTAAGCCATATAATGGTGAACAGCGTAAACAGGGAAAGCAACACCTTAAGGTTTAGCGTTACTGTTATGTGCATGGATATAGTAGACAAAAGTAAAACCGAGACTACAGATATATTCAGAGGAAACGACGACGAGCAAGACGTATTAAACACTCAGTTAGCTGTGGCACTTCGTATGCTTGAGATATTCGACAGAGGAGACAACGTAAGAACTTTTAGAATAGATGGAGACCCTACAATAGAGCCGTTCACAGAAAGGTTTGAAAATTACTTAGCGGGCTGGGCTGTTACCTTCGATATTTTAGTACCTAACGATATGACTATATGTTAAGTGATGAAGTAAAAATAGAGCTTAGTAAATTCGCTAAGGCGGTAATTAAGTCAAGCCGTAGCAACTTAACGCGAAAAGGTAAGAACGCGAGTAAGGAGCTTTACAGGTCTTTAGACTTTGATTTAAACGTAACAAAGAACTCTTTTAGCTTAGTGTTTCTTATGGAGGCTTACGGTAAGTTTCAAGACGAAGGTGTAAGGGGTAAAGACCCTAGCAAAGTACGCGGAGGTGATAGAACAAAGAGAGGGCAACAAGCGCCAAACAGTCGCTATAGATTCGGTAGCGGTTCGCACAAAGGAACGTGGGGTAAGTTTGTTAATAACATAGAGAAATGGGTAAAGAAAAGAGGTTATAGACTGCGTGACGATAAAGGACGATTCAAAGAGGGAACATATAAAACAATGGCTCAGATAATCGCAAGTAATATCTATTTTAGAGGTATAGCCCCGTCTATGTTTTTTACTAAACCTTTTGAAGCAGCATTTAAGAGATTACCTGAGGACTTAATAGAGAAGTTTGGTTTAGACTTAGAAGACTTTTTAACATTCACAACTAATAATTTACCTAATGGCAACTAGCATATTTGTACGAAGCCCTTACATAGTTAGTAAGACTAGCTCAGTGGGAAACGTCGTAAAAGCGGAACTATATATTTACAATAACCCTTCAAGTGTACCGATTACACCTACTTACACACTAAGCAAAGTTATACCTAGCTCAGTAGCAACAACAGCGCACTTTGATATAAGCCCTTATTGTAGGGAGTACATTTCTTTTCAGAAGTTTACAAGTGCCTCAGTAGAAACAGCAGCGGGTAACGATGAGTATTGTAACATACAAGTAAAAGTCTACGTAAACGAGGTACTCAACAGCACTACAGACTATGTAGCTTTTGACGGCTTCGGATATTACGAGCAAGGATATAATCCTAGTCTTGGAGACACAAGCGGAATAACAGACAGCGCAGTATTTTTAGATGAAGGTACTTACTATGTACAGGAGACAGGCAACGGAGGAGGCATCTACTTTAATAACGTCTCAGGAAGTTTAACTCAAGCTGTTTATAATAATACAGATTCTATAAGCTTAAACAACGGAGTTAAGTTCGTGCCTTACGTACATCCTAGCCATATAGGAGTAACTAACGTAGTAGATATATATGAGTTTGGTTCTCCTGTACGTACTTACATTTTTGAGCCAATATGCGAACCTAAGTACACGCCTTTAGTTTGTGACTTCATTAACCAGTACGGAGTATGGCAGCAAATAATTTTCTTTAAAGCGAGCGAGCGTAACTTCGAAGCAACAGGAACGGAATACAACTTAATGCCGTCAAGTATTAATTACGACATCTACGAAAACAGGAGACAGGTATTTAACAGAAACGCGAAAAAAAGCATAACAGCGAACACAGGCTTCGTACCTGAGACTTACAGCAACGTAATGAAAGCAATGTTATTAAGTGAAAAGATAATGCTAGACAACGAGCCTGTAAAGCTAAGAACTCAAAACGTAAAACTACAGGAGCATATAAACGACAAGCTAATTAATTACAGGGTAGAGTTTGAGTACAGCCATAACCAACTAAACTACGTTATATAATGCGGACGGTACAGATATACATAAACGATGAGATACTAGATTTATTCGACGATGAGAATATAGAAGTAAGTTCGAGTATTCAAAACATTAACGACATAGCGAAAGTATTTACAGACTTTTCGCAGCAGTTTACTGTACCCGCTTCACCGCGTAATAATGAGATATTTAAACACTACTATCAGAACGATGTAGAAGACGGCTTTATAGCCAAGGAAAGACAGCCAGCGAGAATAGAAATAAACTACACGCCTTTCAGAAGAGGTAAGATACAGCTTGAGGGTGCTGAGTTAGTAGAGGGCGAAGCACAGCACTACAGTATTACTTTCTATGGCGATGTGGTAACGCTTAAAGACCTTTTCGGAGATGATAAGCTAAGAGACTTAGACTATAGCAGTTTGAGTTTTGAGTACACCTATGCAAATGTAAAGAATAGTATTACTTCGACTGCTGAGGAGGATATACGTTTTCCGCTTATTTCTAGCGAGCGAGTTTGGGAGTACGGCGACCTTTCGAGTAACGATATAGAAACAAGTGCGGGGGCTATAAATTACACCGAGCTACAGCCAGCGGTTAGAGTGCCTAAAATTATAGAAGCAATAGAGGACACCTACGGAGTTACGTTTACGGGGAACTTTCTAACCAACAACAGATTTAAGAAGCTTTATACATGGTGGAAAAACGCGGACGCTCCTACTTTTAATGTTACGGCTT